TTTATTCCGCCAATTCCTGTGACAATGAAAGCTCCAGTAAGGAATGATGGCGGATTGGTTGATACGGATGTGCTATTTTAATGATTCCGCCCCGACCATCAAAGCTGTTAACCGCGCCAAAACGACCACTCAAAGATATTATACTTAATCGCCTATTTGAATCTCGTGAGGAAATGGACAGTTTTTTTATAGGCGAATTTAAGGGGCAGGAAGTCACTATTTTGAGAATATGGGAAACGACAAGGCTTTGCTGTGAAGTGAAAATTGGCGAGAAACCTAAACCGGAGAAAAAGAAAAGATGATTTGGCCGCACGCATCTGCAAAAAATCCCTGTCCAATCTGTGGTGGAACCGATTGGTGCAGCTTTGGGCAGAAGTCCATCCTATGCCGCCGCGCAGAATCGGAACGCCCGCACTATGACCGGGGCGGAAATCTGGATGGCTGGTATCATCTGGACGGAGACATAAAGCCGCGATGTGATTACAGGATTAACGCGAAGGTAATGGTTTTAAAATCTCCGCCAACTTTTAATCCATCAATCGTATTCAATGGTTCAACTGAAAACATCAAATCACTCGCCAGCGAATTAAATGTATCGCCTGAATCGCTGCACGAACTTAATGCTGGTTACTTTGCGCGATGGAGTGCTTGGTGTTTTCCGATGCGCGGCGGACAGGGTGAGATTATAGGCGCACGACTCCGCAACAATGCCGGATTGAAGTGGGCAATCCCCGGCTCGCAGTCCGGCATCTTTATTCCTGCCGTGGCCGTGGCGGACTTGTTTGAGATGCGCTACAACGACACCCTGTTTCTACCTGAAGGCCCGACCGACACTGCCGCACTCCGCTCCGTTGGTTTGCTGGCGTGGGGTAGGCCCAATTGTAATTCAGGAATTGGGCAAATCCTGTCACTTCTAAAACAGCATCAATGGATGCAATTTATCAAGCGCATAGTTGTAGTTTCAGATAATGACGAAATCAAGACTAGGCCGGATGGGAGTAAATGGTATCCCGGCTATGATGGTGCGTTACGTCTGGCTTCGTCTATCCACATTAGACATACGGTATGGATGACGCCTTCACCGCATAAAGATGTCCGGCAATTCGTGAAGGCTGGGGCAACGGCGGACTTAATAATGAGCATGGTGAACAAAAAAATATGGACACGATGACATATAAAGATTTTCTGGCGCGGAAAAAATTCATTGACCTGCCGTCTGGTTTTCAGCCGGATGGATTGAATAAAGGCCTATTCGACTTTCAGCGCGATATAACATCATGGGCTTGCCGCCGTGGACGCGCTGCTTTGTTTGAAGATTGCGGATTAGGCAAGACGATTCAGCAAATCGCATGGGCGCAACAAGTTCTGAAAAAGACTAACAAGCCAGTCCTGATTCTCGCGCCGAACGAAGTAAAGAAACAAACTAAGCGCGAAGGTGAAAAATTCCAAATTGAAGTCAACGTCTGTCAGGAAAATTCAGACGTTCAAGCTGGAATCAACGCAACCAATTACGAAAGGCTTCATAAGTTTGATGTTTCCCAATTCGGCGGCATTGTATTGGATGAATCGTCCATCTTGAAAAGCTATAATGGTGCGACAAGGGATTTGATTATTGCTTCATTCAGTCGGACGCCCTACAAGTTGGCATGCACCGCCACTCCTGCGCCGAACGATTTCATGGAACTTGGTAACCATGCTGAATTTCTCGGCGTGATGTCGCGGGTTGAAATGTTGGCGACATTTTTCGTTCACGATGGCGGAGAAACTTCTAAATGGAGACTAAAGGGACACGCAAAAGACGATTTTTGGAAATGGATGTCATCGTGGGCAGTCAACATTCGCAAGCCGTCTGACTTAGGTTACGAGGATAAAGGGTTTAAGCTGCCTAAGTTGAATATGTTTGAACATATCGTTGACTCAAAACAAACTATGCCCGGCTACTTATTCGCCCTGCCTGCATCATCGTTGCAAGAACGGAGGACAGCGCGTAAAGAAAGTAGGTTTGAGCGCGTAGAAAAAGCCTGTGAGATTGCAGATGATAAGCAATGGGTTTTTTGGTGCAACCTAAATACCGAATCTGAATTGATTGCCAGGGAGCTTGACGCGGTAGAGTTGCGGGGTTCAACGTCTGAAATGGAGCGTGAAGAAATCGCCGATGGTTTTGTCAGTGGAAAGATCAAGCGCATTGTCACTAAACCTTCACTTTGGGGTTACGGATTAAACCTACAATGCTGCCATAATACCGCGCTCGTTGGATTGTCTGACAGCTACGAAGAGTTCTATCAGCTTATCCGCCGGTTCTGGCGATTTGGTCAAAAGAAAGAAGTGAACGCGCATGTTATTATTTCATCGCTGGAGGGTGCGGTGCTTTCCAACATCAAACGCAAAGAGAATGATGCCCGAGTGCTGGCGGACGAGATGATTAAAAACATGACGGACATATCTAGTATCGAGATCAAAGGACTACAAAAGGAAACTATTACCTATTCACCAACCATTCCAATGTCCCTGCCAAAATTTCTATGAAAGCTCCTAAAAAACCAAAGGTTAATGTAATCAATCAACTCCACGCAAAACGCTGGACAATGTATCATGGTGATTGCGTAGATACGGTCAAGGGTATTCCTGATGACTCTTTGCACTTCTCTATTTTCTCTCCACCCTTCGCTTCGCTTTATACCTATTCCAATTCGGAACGTGACATGGGCAACTGTAAGTCAGATGATGGCTTTGCAAAGCATTTTGGATTCTTGGTTGCTGAATTATTCCGCGCCACAATGCCGGGACGCGAGGTGGCTTTTCATTGCTGCAACATGCCGGCGATGAAAGAGCGTGATGGATTCATTGGTCTAAAACCATTCCGCGATGATTTAGTTCGTATCTTTATCAACGCCGGATTCATATTTCATTCTGAACACGTAATATGGAAAGACCCGCTGATTGAGGCTACCAGAACAAAGTCACTTGGGCTGATGCACAAGCAGTTAATGAAGGACTCCACCCGCTGTCGTGCAGGTATCCCTGACTACTTGATTGCAATGCGGAAGCCGGGAGAAAATCCAGAACCGGTGGCGCATGAAAGCGGATTGATGGATTTCGTGGGTGATAATCCACCTATCCACGGCAACCTTTCGCACGAAATCTGGCGACGATATGCCTCGCCGGTATGGATGGACATTAATCAATCCAACACACTGAATAAAACATCCGCCCGCGAAGCGCAAGACGAGCGGCACATTTGTCCGCTTCAGCTTGATGTAATTGAACGCGCATTGATTCTGTGGTCAAATCCTGACGACGTTGTTTTGTCACCTTTCGCCGGCATCGGCAGCGAAGGCTATCAGGCGGTGAAGATGGGACGGAAATTCATTGGGGTTGAGTTGAAGGAGTCCTACTATAAGCAGGCGTGCCTGAATTTGAAAAATGCAGAGCATGAACAATCATCTTTGATATGAACTTACCCAAGAAAAAAGGTTACACCGAGTCCGTTCTGATGGCTCCGCCGAAAAAGAAATCCGCCCCCGCCATTCAACAACTTGACCTTGTGGACATACCGAAGGATTGGCAGCAACACTGGCAAGGAATGCCCGCTTTTGACCAGCAGAACTTGAAGCCGGTAAAATCGGTAATGATTCATTTCAAAACGATGGAAGACCATAAGAAATTTGCCGAGCTTACGGGTAATCCGCTGACAGAGAAAACTAAATCATGCTGGTACCCACCAATGCCCCGTATGGTTTTTAAGGACAAGGAATTTATCTGCGACGAAATGGATAAAAAAAAAGTGACACCTAGATATCCAGTCTATATCGTCAGCAAAGGCCGGGCGGACAGCCAGATGACGGCGAAGGCACTTGAAGCGATGGGCGTACCTTATTACATAGTCGTCGAGCCGCAGGAGTACGAGACTTATTGTGACGTGATTGATAGACAGCGCGTCCTTAATCTGGATATGTCCTATAAACGGGACTACGACGTTTTTGACGATGAGATAGGCAAAGGGAAATCTTGCGGACCCGGTGCGGCTCGTAACTTTTGCTGGGAACATTCCATCAAGAGCGGTTTCAAATGGCACT